ACCAAAAACAACAAAACAATTTTTAAATGACTAAAACAAAAGAAGTAAAAGAAGTAAAAGAGCCTATCTCGTCCCAAAATGTATTAGGCTCCTTTTTGAAGACAAACAAGGAAGATCACTATAATTTTGAAGACGAGATTGACTACAAAGTGTCAAGCGGATCTTTGCAGCTTGATCTTCAGTTGGGCGGCGGATTTGGTCCAGGTTTACACCGCTTTGTTGGAATGAACGAAGGAGGAAAAACCTCTGAGTCGCTAGAGGTAATGAGAAACTTTTGCAATAACCTCACTAACGCAAAAGGCTTTTATATCAAAGCAGAAGGAAGGCTTTCTCCAGAAATGAGAGAAAGATCTGGAGTCCGATTTGTATTTTCAGCAGATGAATGGGTTGATGGGACTTGCTTCGTATTTGAAAGCAACATCTATGAAACAGTCGTCGATGTGATGCGAGAACTTGTCGCCAAGAATGAACAGAAAACAAAATACTGCTTTCTTCTTGATTCTGTGGATGGACTTATTACAAAAGGAGATCTCGATAAATCCTTTGAAGACAGTAATAAGGTCGCTGGTGGCGCAGTTATTGCCGCTAACTTCATGAAGCGTCTTTCTATTGCTCTTACGAAGCGTGGACATATGGCTATTTTCATTAGCCAAGTCAGAGCAGATATCAAGCTCGATCCATACTCCAAAGCTCCTATTCGACAAACAAGCGCAACAGGCGGAAATGCACTCCTGCACTTTGCGAATTACATCGTAGAGTTTGAGGCTCGATACAAAGGAGATCTCATCTTGCAAGACCCAGCCAATAAAACGATTGATCTTAAAAAGAATCCAATCATTGGACATTTTGCAAAAGTCACAATCAAAAAGTCTCCCAACGAAAAGACTAACATGACGATTACTTACCCAGTTCGTTACGGAAGAAAGAATGGGACTTCCATTTGGGTGCAAAAAGAAATTGTAGATCTGCTCTATGCTTGGGAATTTCTAGAAAAGAAAGGCGCATGGATTAATCCTGTAGATGAATTCAAAGAGCTTCTTAATGAGAACAATTTAGATTTTCCAGAAAAAGTTCATGGCGATGCAAATCTTTTTAAACTCATCGAAGATAATGAGGAATTATGCAACTTCTTGATTGCATACTTCAAGCAATCAATCGCAGATTTAAATTAATGAAATTCATCGGATTAAACGACAGAGAGCTAAATCTTAAAAATCCTAAAAAATACTTAATTGATTGGGACAAAAAAAGCAGAAGCAAATTCCAACTAGAAACCAAAAACTTCCTAAGACCATACTGGCAACACGATATTGTTTTTGAAGAATTTAGGTTAGTTGGAACAAGATTAAGTTTTGATTTTTATAATGCAAATAAAAAAATCATGATAGAAGTCCAAGGAGCGCAACATACAAAATTTGTAAAATTCTTCCATGGAAATCGACTTAAGTACTTGCAGCAATTAAAAAGAGATGACAAAAAATATGAATTTTGCGAAAAGAACAATCTAAAATTAGTAGAAATTTATCCGACAGACAAGATCTGCTTGGAGTTTTTTGAGAACCAACAAATATACTTATAATATGGACGAATTTGAACCAGAAGAACAACCAGAATTTAGCATCCCAGAAAGCCTAGTTAATAAACTTTATGAACTAAGTGGGGATTCAGATAAATATAAAGGATTAATAATCGCATGTGTGAGCGAGAAGGGGTGTCCAATGATATACTCTCGCTTTGAATCCATCATCACAGAACTAGGCTTAAGAAAAGCTTTGAGCGATTACCTCAATAGATCGGAAAGCGATTCAGAAATGATCGACGAATAATCTTGCCTTGATTGATTAAAAGATTTAATATACACACACATGATTTATAATTTTGAAATAGAGAAACAGCTACTAGCTGGACTCATCAAAGAGTCTCAGAATTTTTCTCAAATCTCCAACTTCATTGATGCTTCTGATTTTTATTCTGAGCAGAGCAATTTACATAGCGCCATCTTCACCATAATCAAACAAGCGATTACTGCTGGAGATGAAATCGATGAAATTATAATTGCTCAAAGAATAAATTCCTTAGGTTTGTCATTTGAAGACAATCTCAACCCATCTGACTACATTAAGTCATTGGCGATGAGAAAAGTCCCATCTGGTAATCTCATCAAGACCGCAAAAGAATTAAAGAAGTTTTCTATTCGGAGAGAGATTTTTGCTTCATCCCAAGAGATGGGCAAGGCGATGAAATCGATTCCACCTGAATCTTCGTATCAACAGATTGTAGAGTGCGCTGATGCCATCTATAATGCAAAAATTAATCTTTATGAAATTGGCAAAGATGTTCCCGAAAACATCTATGCTGAGATGGAAGACATCATTGAGGAAAGAGGCAATAATCCGATAACTGAATTTGGAATGATGGGTCCACATCCAAAAGTTAATGCGATCTATGGATCTCTATTAAGACCAGGAAACATCACAGTTATTGTCGCTCGTTCTGGTGTCGGCAAGACTCAATTCTGTATGCATTACGCAACGAAAGTCAGCGAAAGATACGGTGTTCCTGTGCTCCATTTTGATAATGGAGAGATGAGCAAGGAAGAGCTTGTTATGCGTCAGTGTGCAGCTCTATCTGGAGTTCCAATGCATCTTATTGAAAGCGGAAACTGGCGCAGAGCTGGGCAAGATATAGTCGATAAGGTTCGCGGTGTCTGGAGCAAGATCAAAAATCTTCAATTCTACTACTACAATGTCGGCGGCATGGATGTAGATTCAATGATTGAAACATTAAAAAGATTTTACTATTCCAAAGTTGGCAGGGGCAATCAAATGATTTTTTCCTTTGACTACATCAAGACCACTTCGGAATCTGGTGCGGGAAAAAGCGAATGGCAGACTGTCGGTGAGATGGTTGATAAATTCAAGAAATGCATCCAAAAAGAAATTTTAGAGGATGGCAATCCAGTGATCCCAATGATCACTTCAGTTCAATCTAATCGCAGCGGCATCACCAACAATCGGATGGCAGCTAATGTCATCGACGATGAAAGCGTTGTCTCTCTTTCGGATCGGATCACTCAGTTCTGCTCACACATGTTTATTCTTAGAAATAAAACTGCTGATGAGATTCAGACAGAGGGAGTAAGATTCGGAACGCACAAGCTAATCAATGTCAAGTCTCGACATCTGGGCCAAGATATTGCTGGAGCGGTAGAGCCAGTGAGAATTGGAGACACTCTTCGCAAGAATTTTGTTAATTTGGAATTTGCGAATTTTAACATTGCAGAACGAGGAGATTTGAGAGATATTGCAAGAACACTAGATGGAGACGAAGAACTAGATGACACAGACAATAATGACCAAATCCCAAACTTCGATAGATTCTAATAAAATTAAAGAAGTGCTAGAGTCAATAGGATACAAACTTATCGATTGCGGCAATCACTGGAGAACTAGCGCCATCTACAGAGACGGCGATAATAAAACAGCGGTGCAGATTTACAAAAATACAGGAGTATGGAATGACTACATCGCAAACAAAGGCTCGAAACCTTTGGAGGCATTGATACAGCTCACTCTTAAAGATGATAAATCTAAACTAAAAACCATTTTAGATGGAATCCAAAAAGGCGAAACATACGTTTATACAGAAAATAAAGAATTAATTGAAATGGAAAAAATTTATCCAGAATCGACATTAGAAAGATTGTTTCCAAACTACAATTTTTACAAAAACAAATCTATATCAGAAGCTACTCAAAAGTCTTTTAAGGTTGGTCTTGCTGGCGTAGGGCAAATGTATCGCAGAATGGTTTTCCCAATCTATGATGAGAATAAACAGATTATTGGATTCTCTGGGCGAAAAGTTGATAATGAAAATGATTTCGCTAAATGGAAACATTTGGGCAAAAGAAAAAACTGGATATACCCAGCATACGTTCCTGCATCTACTACAGTTGACGAGCATATCGATCAAGCCAAAGAAGTAATTCTCGTCGAGAGCATTGGCGACAGCATGGCATTATTTGATCAGGGAATCAAAAACTCTTTAGTCACTTTTGGACTCGGAGTTAGCCCCAAAATTATTTCATATCTTAGCGGCAAAGAAATCAACCGTATCATCATCTCCAACAATAATGATACTGAGTCAACAAAGAATCATGGGCTTATCTCATCTATCAAGATATTCATAAATCTTAGTAAATTCTTTGATCTTAATCAATTGATTATTAAACTTCCTCCAAAGCCTCACAATGATTTTGGAATTGCTCACGAAAGCTCATATAATCTTAAAGACTGGCTCTCGCAAGAGATTGACAAAGAGAAGCAAATAAAAGCTATTCTAAGTTTTATTGAAAAGAATCCCACATTCTTCAATGCTAAAGATGTAACTAAATTTTCTAAACTTTGTAATGATCGAATCTAATACTCCATTATCAGCATCCAGAATCAAAACACTGCAAACGTGCAGTTGGCTCTATTGGACAAACTATAAACTTAAATTGCCAAACAAAAACAATCATGGCAATCTAAGGGGTTCGATCTGC